TCGACGCCGTGCGTGCGATCGAGAGCACCGATGCCGACAAGATTGCCGAGCGTGATCTTGAACTCGAGGCGATGAACACCGAGGCCGGCAAGCTGGCCAAGCGGATCGACTTTGAGAAGTCGGTGGCTGAGTCGGCCAAGAATCTCCGCAGCGTGGTTGACCGCTGCACGCCGGCTCCCGAAGTGACCGAAGAGCGTAGCGAGAAAGTCCGCGTTGAGGCGGTGCCGTTCTCGGGCCGGCTCCGTGCGTTTGAGAACGCCAAGGACGCCTACTCGGTTGGCATGTGGTTCAAGGCCAAGAGCGGCGACGCTGACGCGAAGCGGTGGTGCCAAGACCACGGCATTGAGGCTCGTGCTCAGGGCTCGACCGGCGCTACGACTGGATCGAGTTTCGTGCCTGATATCCTGTCATCTGTCGTCGTGCGATTGGTGGATCAGTATTCCGCGTTTGCTCAGAACGCCACCAACGTGGTGATGCCGAGCGATGTGCTGCTCTTTCCTCGCAGAACCGCCGGAACCACCGGCTATTGGGTTTCTGAGAACGCTGCCATCACTGCCAGCGACCCGACTTCCAATCAGGTCACCCTGACTGCGAAGAAGGTCACGGGCGCGGTGGTCATCGCGTCGGAGCTCCTGCAGGACTCCATCGTTTCGATCGCCGACTGGATCGCTGCGGAGCTTGCACTGACGATCTCCAACTCCGTGGAAGAGGCTGCGTGGAGCGGCAACCCGAGCAACGCTCCAGCGGTTGCCGGGCTCGTGACGACCTACACGGGTGGCCTGCTGGCGGCATCTGCTGCCACCTATGCCGCCTCGCTCGTGACGGCTGCCGGTGATACGCCCGACGAAGTGACCAAGGCGAACTTGCTGGCCATGATGGCCAGGGTTCCGCAGCATTCGCGTGCGGGTGCCAAGTGGTTCTGCTCGCCGTTCTTCTTTGCGGCGTGCATGCAGAACCTCGACCTGGCCCAGGGCGGTTCGGTGGGTCTGTCGCAGGGCATGGGCCCGACCTTCCTGGGTTCGCCGGTGGTTCTCACCGACCGACTCCCAAGCGGTGCGGACTCGACGGGTGCCATCATGGCGCTGTACGGCAACATGGCCAACAGCTCCTACTACGGCATCCGCCAGGCCATCGAGATCGCCAGCAGCGATCAGGTGAACTTCCTGAGCGACCAGACCGTGATTCGGGCAGTGGCTCGCGTCGCCATCACGCACGCGAACCTGGGCACCGACACCGTGGCCGGCCCGATGATCGGCCTCGTGGGTGCGTGAGCCTGACGGCTTGACGAGTGTGCAATCTTGAGCGGGCGGCTTCCACGACGGGGCCGCCCGCTCTCTTTCTTGAGGCACGCATGCTGGTCAAGGTAGGTGGCACCGAAGTTGATATTCGCGTTGAGGCAGTCATGTCTATGCCTCGCCTGTCGTTCACTGCAAATCACTTTGCGTGGGCTCAGGCATTTATGCCGCTCGGCATACGTCCGACAATGGGGGTCGGTTGTTTTTGGGATCAGGTGAATACTCGAGTGATGGAGACGTTCATTGACTCTTGCGAGTATTTACTTCTCACAGACTACGACAGTTTTTTTACGAGGCAGGACCTTGAGCAGTTAATGGCTCTGGCATTTACGTTTCAGTGCGACGCCATCACGGGCCTGCAGACGAAACGCGAGGACGGCAGGCCGATGCTCACGTTGCTTGGCACGCTGGACAATCCGCCAGAGGACGGCCACACGCAGGTACCGAAAGAGTGGTTTGCCGAGCCCGTGCAGGAAGTCGATACCGCCCATTTCGGCTGCACAATCATCAGCACTGCCGCACTCAAGCGAGCCAAGAAGCCTTGGTTCTGGAGCAAGCCGGACTCTGGCGGCTCGTGGAACGACGGCAGGATTGATCCTGACATCTACTTCTGGCGGAACTGGCGAGACAGCGGCAACCGCGTCTTTGTCTCGCCGCGTGTCGTTTTGGGCCACGGTGAATACGTCGTGACATGGCCCGGCAAAAACCTTGCTGCCCCTGTTTTCCAGTGGACTACTGAGTTCACGAACACGGGCAAGCCGCCAGAATCTGCATGGAGTGTGGGCTGATGCCGAAGATTATGTTTACCCGCGCGTGGCGTGGCTACCGCAAGGGGCAGACCGTAGAGATCTCCGGCGGCTTGGCTACGCAACTGCTCGCTCAGCGTGTCGCGGTGGAAGACAACCAGCCGTCTCTGATTGAAACGGCTGCCCTCGAGCACGACGCAGAAACCGCAGACGCCACGCCGAAGAGGAACAGACGCCGTGCAGTATCGAAGCCTGACTCGCCAGACGCCGCCAGCCGTTGAGCCCGTCACGCTCGCGGAAGCCAAGGCCCATCTGCGGGTTGATACAAGCGGCGATGACGCCTACATCGGCACGCTGATCACGGCAGCCCGCGAGTGGTGCGAGCAGTACTTAGATCGCACGCTGGTGAATACGCAGTGGGTGATGCGGTTCGACTCGTTCCCGCCAGACGGCACCCATGACATTGAGCTACCACGGCCGCCCATGGCGACGGCCGGCACGACCACAGCAGTGGCCCTGACGTTCACCTACGAGAACGGCACGACAGCCACCTACTCGACAGCGAGCTACCGCGTGGACCGCAGCAGCACGCCAGGGGCGGTAAAGACTTTGTATGGCCAGACGTGGCCGCCGCACCTTATGGATGACAACGCCATCAGCGTGACGTGGTGGGCCGGCTACGGGGCCGCTGGCTCAAGCGTGCCTGCTGCCATCCGCCACGCCTGCCTCATGCTTGTGGGCTTCTGGTTCGAGAACCGCAGCACGGTGCTCGTGGGCAGCATCAGCAAGCAGCTGGAGTTTGCCGTTGAATCGCTTCTCTCGTCACAGAAATGGGGCAGCTACCAATGAGCCTTGAAGGACGAATCAACGTAGACGTGCTGTTCCACGACAAGGACGGCACGGCATCGCTCAAGGTGGTGAGCCTGCAGGACTCGCAGGCGTACAGCACAGGCAAGGTTGCGGTGATCACTGGGACGCTGGGCACGGCGAGCTCAACAATCTCGCACACCGGCTCGTTTCGTGGTGCTGATGGAGAGTATGTATCCATTACGTCTGTGAACTACGCCGTCTTTCGCTTTGACGGCACGGGCGGAAGCTTCAAGCGTCTAGCGATCGGCAACGCCACCATCAGGTCAAACGACAGCATCGTGGCTGCTTCCTGCGTCGGTGGTGACGATACCGGGCAGTTCACAATCAGCGGAAACCAAGGAAGCACGGGCACCTACACCGTCGTGCTCTATGGCACATGATTGACGCCGGCAGCCTCCGCGAGCGCGTAACGGTGCAGCAGGCGTCCGAGTCTCGGAACGCTCTTGGAGAAACCGTACTCTCGTGGGCCACGTTCGCTGAGCGTTGGGCCAGCGTGGAAGGCGTATCGTCCCGCGAGCTTTTGCAGTACGGGCAACAGCAGATTGAAGTTTCGCACCGCGTCCGCATGCGGTGGCTTGACGGGCTGACGCAATCCATGCGGATCGTCTGGCGTGGCCGCACGCTGGAGATCGTCAGCCTGCTTGAGCACGGGAACCGTAGCGAGCACGAGCTCGTCTGCCAGGAGGCCGCATAGATGGCCGTTGCTGGCGTCAACCTTTCGCTTGACACGTCCGAGCTTCTGCGGCTGCAGGAGTCGCTCGGCAAAGTCTTTGACAACCAAGGGCTTGCCGAGACTCTTGGCGATGCTTTGGAGAAGGCGCTGGAACCGGCAAAGCTGCGGCTGCGAGAGAACACGCCAGTAGGGCCTACTGGCAATCTCAAGCGTGCCGTCAATATGAAGGTGGTGGAGTACCCGAAGAGCGGCGTGGCTGTGGGCCTGCTTGGCTACAACAGGGCAGGCGAAGGCAAATCAAAGAGCGCCGCAGGCGGCACGGTGCAGACTGGCCCTGACCGTGCGTTTCATCAATGGTGGCTTGAGTTCGGCACCAAGCAGCGAGTTATCGCCAAGCTCTCAAACAAGAAGTATCAGCGTAAGGCCCACCAGAGAACGATGAAGTCTGGCAAAGTTGTCAGCATCCAATCCCACGAAGTCAAAGGGCAGAACGCCTACATCGCATCGTCCTACAACAAGCTTGGCCCGTTCACGATGGCCAAAGGAACTGACGGGCGAGTGCAGACAGACCCTGCCTACCCCAAGGCGTTTTTCCGAAAGTCCAAGACGCCCATCGTCATTCCTGCCATGAATCCTGGCGGCAGCGGTGAGCCGCCGCTGCGAAAGACGTGGCGTGAGTACCAGGGCAAGGTGGCTGAGCGGCTCACGTCTGAACTGCGGATTTCGCTTGAGCGTGCCTTGGACGCGCTCACGTACACCAGCACCGGAAGCGTGACTGGTGCCACCATCCAGGCTGGAGGCTAGCCGTGCTGAAGTCACCAGAGCAGGCAGCTGCTCGAGCACTCGTTGCAGATCCTGCCGTGGCCATGATCCTTGGCCAGCGTATCTGGCCCGT